AGTCCTGTCACCCTTTTTCCAACCAACATCTACACCTCATCTGAGGCAGGGGGACAAGGACTGTTTGCCGATAACCAACCCGAGTATCCTTCGGGTGGCTGGACGGGCCCTTTTGCGGCCAATCCTTCCGGAACGGTTACGGACAAAATAGAGATTGATTTGGTGTATCCTAAAGGGATATATTCGATGAACATCAGTGGGGAGATCAGCTGGATGACCGTTGCCGTCAGAGTTGAAGCTCGCTTGATAAATGATGCAGGAGCTCCGCTAGGGGCCTTTGTCGGAATAGGACCTCAGCCCTACTGGTCCTATGCAGGGGCCTCAACTACCCCACAAAGACAAACAAGGGAGGTGACCGTCCCATCCGGGCGATATGAGGTTCGGATTCGCAATGTGGGATTTTATCTCAATTCAAGTCGAGTGGGGCAGGATGTCGTATGGGACGGACTGCGGGCGTGGATCAATGCAGAGCACTCCTACCCAGGGGTGACTCTCTTGGCAGTGAAGATCAAAGCCACCAACAATCTGAATGAACAAACTCAGCAACAATTCAGTGTCATCTGCACTCGCAAACTTCCTATTCGCGAAGCTTCTGGTGATTGGAGTGCCCCGACGGCTTCTCGGTCAATTGTCTGGGCTTTGGTTGATGTTTTCAGAGCGTCATACGGCGGGCGGATTACCGATGAAATCTTCTTTGATTGGGAAGCTCTCGAAGAGCTCGATGCTCTTTACACTTCACGAGGTGACCACTTTGATTGGATCTTTCGTGACCCCATTACCGTCTGGGAGGCTGCTCGCACGATTGCGTTGGTGGGGCGAGCAGTTCCGTTAATTGCCGGATCACTCATCTCAATGAGGCGGGATGGCCCACTCACCGTTCCTGTCACTTTATTCAATCAAGAGAATATTTTAGAAGGATCATTTGAATGGAGCATCACCTTTTGGGATCCTGATGAGCAAGACTGCCTTCGAGTAGAATACACAGAGGTCTCGACAAATTACAAACAGGAGACCGTGATGGCTATCCTGCCAGGAGGTTCTTCTGACAATCCCAAGGACCTTCGTCTCCCTGGCGTCCAGGATCGCTCCCATGCTTATCATGAGGGCCTCTATCTTCTTGCGTCAGAACGATACCTCCGCGAGAATGTTTCATTTGAAACAGGACTGGAAGGATATATCCCCACCTACGGTGATCTGGTCGCGGTATCTCATGATGTCCCCAAGTGGGGTCAATCGGGATACGTGATTTCGGCCGAAAGAGGAGAAGGAGATATTTATCACTTGCGGCTTTCGGAACCGCTTGTCTGGACTGATTCAGATGAGCACGTGATCTACCTTCGCAGCAAGAAAGGGGAAGTAGTAGGACCTATCGTTGCCGAGCAGACTAGCGGAGCGATGGAGGCTATCATTCACTCAGTTGAGGATATCGATTTCCTTCAAACGGGCAAGACCGAGCCGATGTTGTTCTTGTTCGGCACGGCTGGTGAAGAGACAAAGATGATGAAGGTGGTTCGGGTGGAGCCACAAGGAGGAGAGAGAATTAAGATTACCGCGGTTAATGATGATCCCATCATTCACTCCTTTGATGGCCTGATCCCATCAGCACTAGGGGAGAACCCTTATATTCCAGTGGTGCCTGATCTTCCAGAAGTGACCAATCTCTACATCACCCTTCTTGATGGCCCTGTCCAGATCATCCAGGTCTCATGGCTTTCGGTGTTTGGGGCGCTGTCCTACGTGGTCCAGACCAGCGAGGATGGCGAGAACTGGCAAGAGCGTGCGAGAACCACACGGGCTTCAATCCAATTGCCTGCGCGGGTGGGTCAGATTTATGTGCGGGTGGCGGCAATCAACAATGGACAGGGGCCGTGGGCCGAATCTTCAACAATAATTGGGATTGTCACTGGATTGCTTCTTTCGGTTCCTTGGGATGAAATCGAATGGTCGATCGGCTGGGCGGATGTGTTGCATGCTGTTGGGTGGGAGGTCCGAATTTATGATGCTTCTGGAGGGAGCGAAAGCCACTGGGTTTTGAAGAGAACAGTGACACTCGACATCACTGATCCACGGGTGTTCACCTACACCTATGCGATGGCCCTTGCTGACAACAATTTTGTTCGCAACATGGAGATTGAAGTGGACGCCCTTTTCTCGAGTGACTCTAGCACCGGATCTGCTCCGTCCAATCTTCCGTCAATTCTTGCGATAGACAACACCCTGCCGACACCTCCTACTGATCTCGCTCATGCCTTTCTCAGTGAGGATGGCAGTGAAGCTATCTATCGCTTGACTTGGTCTCTCCCTCATCTCCTTGACTTGAACAAGCTCAGGATTTGGATATCTGATGTGGATGGATTTAACCCGGCCGGGACTGCTCCTTATCTGAGCATTGACTTCTCAGGACCGACGGGATGGGAAGGAATTGAATCCATCTACCCTTATTTTGATATGCCTGTTGCTCTGGATTCTGATGGGAACCACTCTCCACAATACTGGCGCGTGGGGGTATGCGATATTTGGGGAGATGAGATCTCCACCAATGTGTCAGAGCAGGCGACGATTCCAGCCTATCCTCCTTGATATTAGGAGGTTTCGTCTCCTCTGCAAATCTTCTAATTTTCTGACTTGCATGGTATGAAAGATCCTGTAAACTATTGGTGTGAATGCGAGTGCCGTCAAATCTGTTCAGACTGTGATTCTCCCTTGTGGAGCCTGTTCCGGCACGGGTCGATCAATTGGAGATCCTTGCCGGGGAACGCCCTATTGCCTTTGTTGTGAGGGCCGTGGCTATCTGGTGGTCAAACTTTTGCGGACGGTTTCTTCCGATTCTTCGGCCAGCGACCTGCTTGAATATCCCAGATCAGGTCGTCCATTTGCACGGGCGGCTTGATCTGACTGGATTTGCACCGCCGGGTGAATTCAGTCCAGGCTTCTTCGAAGCGGATAGGAAGAGGGGCAACCACTTCTCGCAAGCGATCTTTCAAGTCCTCTACGTCCTTGGCTATGGCAAAGGGGCTCCCTGTCCTCGGGTCTGCCATCTGCCAACCGTTTTTCTTTTCCTCGCTCATGTCAATTTGGGTTTCAGGTTGACCAACCCCGCATGTTTCATCAAACGATATTCTATAGCTCTACGACCGTGCCGGTTTCGAGCTCTGAAATGTGTGTGACCTGGATGATCTGGATGCCGAGGTCCTCGGACAGACCTTCCATCATCGCCCGCACATTCTCGCGATATTGGGCCGAGACAAATCGAAAGGCCTCGTCAATCACTACCACCTTGGAGAGCCTCGGCCGATGAAGCATGAGACAGGACACTCTCAGCGCGAACGCGGCCACATCCACCATACCACCGCCGCAAGCGTTGAGCGGCGAGACATCCAATCCTCGGCGGACGAATCGGAGGTCGGCTTCGGTCTTGCCCCTCTTCCGCTCGAAATTGATCTTAAATTCGTAGGGATCTTCAAAGACGGTGGACAGGCAAGACGAAACGACCTCGCTGATCCGGCGGTGGACTTTCTCCTGGACTGCTTGAGAGATATGCTGGACAATCTCCTGGGCTTCCTGAGAGCGGAGGAGAGAACGTGAGGCCTTCGCGAAGCTGTCTTCCTCCTCTTCGACAGTCCGTTTCAGATGATCTAGGCGTGCGGCAATACCCCTGACCTTCTCGTCTTCCTGGAGGAGATCAAGCATGGTTCCACTTCTCCTCATATTCCTCCATCGCCTTTTCAAAAGCGGTCTGGAGTTTGGACTTCTTCGCCTTGAGGCCCTCGAGCATCTTCTTCGCCCCCTCCAAGGACTCGCAATTGAATTCTTCCTTGAGGCGAGACAAGAGCTGGTCACGAGCACCACGGGCACGGTCTGCTTCTGTGCGAGCGTCATCGACGGCGCGCTTCAATCGCCTATATTGGTCTTCGGTGATCTCGGCGCTCATGGTGTTTTGGGGAAGCTCACGGTGATGATGATGTTTTTCTTTGCAGGCCAGTTGGCGGCTCCGTCAATCATCGCCATGACAAGATTTTTCACGTCCTTTTTGCGGCGCGGGCGGACACCCTGGTAGTCGCGGACTCGGACTGGGAAAGTGATGGTGACAATTGTTTTCATTTTGTCTCGATAGCCTGGATTATTATCTCCTTCGTTTTTGGATGGACCTCGTTCGCCTTCAAATACTCTAGGACGGCCTCCTTGAAATCCATGCCGTGCTCGCCAAGACCCTCAAGGCCGGCCACGAAATCCTTCATGTTGAAAGGAGCCTCGTCCTTGTCCTTGGAGACTTCATGGAAGACATCGCTAGAGGTGTCCAGGCGCTTTCGCTTCACGGTGCCGTCGCTGAACAAGACACCCACGGAAGGGATGTAGTCCATCTCGTCAGTCTTGCGGCGAATGAAGTTACCACAATTGAGCACCGTGCAATCGCCCGCAGTGGCGAGGAAGCCCATGTGGTTGTCGCCTACTACGGCAACGTCGTATCCCTTGAGCTCTTTCTTGAATGCGGATACATTTGCCGAAGGGAGAGCGCCTGGGAACTTCTTATCCTCATACCAAAAGTAACGATGGATGACGGCGATGTTGAGGCTTCCTTTCCTTCCTTCAAAAGCAGAATAGGGAGGGACGATATCCCGCTCCCATCCGAAGCCATTTACATTCACGGCATTGTCAAGCTCATGCCATCCTCCGTCTCCTATATCGATGATCTTTTCTGCCTTCTTGAGGACACCGTAGCCAGAGCGATGCATCAAGTCCATGCGGTGATTAGGAAGGTCATGTTGCCCAGGAACGCAAATCATCGCATCTGGTAGATGTTCCAAGGCAAAGTTGATCAATTCGGGCGGAGGATTCCAGCGGTCAAATATATCGCCGGCACAAATCACTGGAAGGTCTTCAGCAAGCTCTTTGACCTGCGCGAGGTAGCCTGCCTGGACACCCATCCAGTCCTTGTCCGCCCGGCAAGCGGGCTGGAGCAGGGTCAGGTGGAGATCACTGAAGAGGACGGCTATCGGAGAAGGCGCTGGCATACGGGGCAGTTCTTTCCTTTTGTCTGGTTGATGAAGTCAGTTTCGGCATTCTTGACAGATCCTGCCTTCCTTTGGATCCCGGACTCAACCGAAGACAGATCGTCAATAAGGTC